CATGGTTAGTTGACGAGTTAATACTCCTCCTGATCTGGTAACCTTTCCGGTCCAAGGACCCCTTTCACTATGCGGATAGGGTAGTCCAAATAAGCCGTGTTGTTAACAAATTCTTCATCGGTTGGCGTTCGAATGCCCTTCGGGGCTATTCGCTGATCGAGGAAGCTTTCGATTAGATCGATTGCTTCAATGTGTTTGGTAACACTTATAGGTGCTGTTCCAGAGATGTCTCTGGACAATACTCGGAAAGACGACTTCTTAGATTCGTTTAAGAATACAGTCGGTTCGGGTGGGTCACTTAAAGCTGCTGCAGCGGACAGTAAACCGCGAATTCGTTCTTCCTGGTCTTTGAGCCACAGACCTTGTTTCTTTTCGTAAGCCAGCTTCCCTCTGGGAAGAGGTTTTGCCTCGGAAAAAGGATCTATGATAGGAAGGTGTTGTGCCCGACTTGTTGTAAAAGGTGCTAAGGCCCTCATAAACAATTTGTGCATTTTCATCCTCTCGTAGGGTTCTGGATGACGCTTGATTCTCTCCCACACAGTAAGGTTTCGACCTGAAAGTGGTTTGAAGAGAGCGCCGTTTCCCCCTGCGATCTCACTGACACCAAACGGTAATAGACCGTCGAGTTCGTTAAGTTCGTCTCGGAATTTGTATGCCATCTCCTCTCTGAGGTGGATGGCCGCCGATTCATCGAGGCATCTTATTGTCTTTACGGCTTGTAAAAACTTTTTCCATTCTGGACTACCATCTAGGCCTTTAGGCCGGATGATCGTCTTCAGTTTGGGAATCTGTAGGATTTCCTTCTCTTGGAAGTACTGTTCTGTGAAAACACCTCTGGCGTTACTCGCAGTCACGTCTTTCCAATAGGAGAATTTTCCCCCTAGTTCCACTACCTTATCCTTGTATGCTTGGATATAGATGTGGTTCCCTGAGCGTAGAGCGTCGTCTCCGCACAGGTTACTCTTCCCTACGGCCCCCGGTTGCTTTCGAGCGAACGAGTCGCAGTAGAGATTAAAGGAGTAGAGGAATGCTATACTACAGGATGTTGCCATCTGGAGTCCCGAGTTTGTGAGGTAACCCTCATAAGGCTGGACCAGTGGACGTAGGGCTGTATTTCGGATTGTGTCCTCTATGTAGGAGACTTCAGTCTCCATGCAAAGGGCACCATTTCCCCAATACGATGTATCGTCGACCTCTATGGGTCTGAGATTGGCACCGCCTATTCCTCTCCCATCTTGTTCGTCGGTTACAAGTAGAGTGTCCGTTATCGGCGGCCCTCCTGAGAAGGTCGCCGGGAATAGATGACGCTTTTTTCCCGTTAGGTTTACTCCTTTGTATGTTGGCTTGTCCCCTACGAACTCCGGATATACTCGGATTATTTCGTCTGGGATGGCCTCACACACCTTGGATGTTGCTCTGTGATAGATTTTCCTCTCGACAAACCGTTCCCGTGGGGCACGGTTATGCCGGAGGATTTCTTCGTTATCCTCACTTGGCTCCATCATAAAGAAAGGGCCGGTGCAAAGTAGAGCGATGCTACGCCACATATCATTCATTGGTAAGTTGCGTATCACCGTCTCCATAAACTTTAATGGAAAACCATCCGTGGATACTGTCATATCACCGCTATGTGTGATATCACTTTTATCCAGGGCTTCAAGGAAACCCTTGAGGTATCTTTGATGTTTTACTTCCGCACCTTTGGTACGGTAGATACATCTAGGGTCACTCTTAATGGTCTTGAACATTGCTTTTCGTATTGGGCCTGCAAGTACGTTTAGTAGACCGGAGGTTATGCAGGGAATCCTGGATTTCCCGCCTAACTCCGCTATACCGAACGGCATCATCGGAAGATGATGGTGCGGTTCCGAACATCCTTGGTCGCGCCTACAATTAGGCGCGTGATTG